GTATATAATAGATGACTTGCTATTGGTGCTTCTCCACGAAGTAGACTATCACGAACGCATCTTCTTGCATACTGAATGTTTTTAAGAATATCTCCAGCATATGGACTTTCTAATATTACAAGTTTCATGTTAGGTTTTAATTTATGTTTAATATTGTTAACTGAGTAATCAAGTTCATCTTGTATGGGATCAATTTCCATTATTATTCTCCTTAGTAGTTTTAGCAATATCATTAGTAAGATTTACTTTTAGTTCTTCAAGAAAAATAATTTCCTTATGCCTTTTTTCAAGAGCTTCATCGAGTACAAGAAGAGCACCATGATAATTACGACGAGCAATAAAGTCTCTAAGTAAGCCATCACCTGTACAGGTGATTCCAGCAAAAATACATTGCTTTGTATAATCTTCTGGAATAATTATTTCAACATTATTCTGCATTTCCATCATTACACCTCTGAACTATTTTAATGCATTCTTTAATCGTGTTTACAATAGCTGCTGCATTAACTCCATCAGGTGAAATAATCTTAGCAGCATCTTTGATTGGGAATGATTCTTTTTCAAGTAAAAAGTCATGAAGTTTTTGTATTATTTCATCTTTAAGTTTAGTCATATTATTTACACTCCCAAGGAAATAAACAAAACATAACTCCCATTCGTTGTCCAGATGGAGTGTCTATTAATGCTGATCTCCATCCTCTTACTTTAATTACTTTACTTTGCTTGCCTGTGTGATAGTCATATAATTTTTTTTTCCAAACAATAGCAAATATATAACGTAACATTATTTCTCCTTAAAAATAATTGGGCATGGTTTAATAGGATTTAATTTTGACAATTCTTTCTTATACTCTGAATAAAGTTCATCCCAGTCTGGAATTTGTTCCTGCAAATAAGTTAGTAAATCATTTCCAGTACGTTTCTCACAATGTCCATGGTGGCACTTAAAACTGATATAACCATTTGACTGAACAAATACTGTAGCACGATCATCTGCAGGATCAGTATGATAAACATGCCAAGGACAGCTAATATCATAATGACCTTCACTAAGAATGTTTTTAATTTCAAGCTTTTCCCATGCGGGATGTTGTGAAGCATAATGATCCTCAAGAAAGTCATAATCTTTTGAGTTGGTATACTTTGAATTTTTTGTTAAGTCAATATCGAAAGAACTGGCAAGATCATCAATAGAGATCTTAATCTCAGGCTGCCAAATTATCATCCTGCATTTGAAAATCTTTCCATTGTTTAACTTGACCTTGCTTGCTTTAGTGTTATATCCTTCTGGCAGTCTGACATATCTTGTAACTCCGAGCATTCCTGAATCTATTCCATCAGGACAGATTTTACTAACTAAGCCGGCAAGAAGATTTTCAACAAATGATCTTTCTCTGCATGGTTCAGTTAGTATGTATCCCCATTGCTGTGATCCTGGGGAAGTTTCAAGAATCCAGGACGGTGCAGGTTTATCAAGCATGAGATCAATTGGAATCTTTTCTCCTACATCATCAATGACTATGCAATGAGTTGATTTGAAAAGTTCTTTTCGTCTTCGGGCTAAGTGCTCTTCTGTTTCATGAAATAAACTAATTGTAAAGTACTGATTTGAAAACTCTTTTAACTCTGTATTGACATAATGATTTCCTAACCATGCACGTTTGCTTTCTTCTGTAAAGCCTTGACCAGGATCATGGAAGAAGTCTGTAACATGAGCCCAGATAAAATCAGCGACAAAGATTGCTTGAAGAAATTCTTGATTTGAGATTTGCATAGGCTAAAAATGAGTTTGGTTGTTCATACTTGAACAAAAAGTTTTCATTATTAAACTGAATGATGATCAACAACTTTATTTTCTACTTCAGAATAACTTCATTAGTACAATCATTTACAACTTTCCATGCTTTCTTTAGCGCTTTTCTTTTTTCATCATAAATATCATCTGATATTGTCCTTGGACCACCAAAAGCAAAAGATAAACTTTTCTGCTCTGTATTCCAATTTCTACACTCTTTAATTATTTGCCATGCTTCTTCATATGTCATTGTATCACTTAACATAATAATCTCCTTTAGTCTAGGGTAATAATTCCAAGGTCAAGCAAAGCAAAGAAGCATCGTTTCGTTGCAGAGATATCAGCAAAAGCATCATGTGCGCCATCAAAAGATTCCTTGAACAAAATCTCATGAAGCTCAATTAACTTAGGCCACTTAGGTTTATTTGCCTTATTTTTCAATCCACAAAACTTAACTACTGCTTTATCTTGCATCGTACAGTACCCAGGTAAGTCAAGATAAAAGGCTGATCTTGCTTCATCAGAAAGCTTATCAATTGTTCTTTCCATCAAATGACGAACGTATTTAATGTCAAAAGCTAAATTATGACAAACCATTAAATCCGCCTGACGAAGCATCAAGCCGAATTGTTCTGCAGCTTCATGCTCTTCAATACCTTCAGCATCAGCTCGTTCAACTGATATTCCATGTACTTCTTGAGCAAATGGATTGATTGATCTGCCATTCGCCTTGATGATTGTATTCATTTTTGCAAAATCTTCATTCTGATTTCCTAAGATAGCACCGATTTGAACTGTCCAGGCTTGATCTGGATGGTCATGAGAAAGTTCCTTTTTGATAAATCCTGATGTTTCAGTATCAAAGAAAAGGATTTTAGTGTCATCAGTTAGTTCAATAGTTTTGTCGGCCATCTTGTAATTCTCCTTAAATTAATTTTATTTATTTAACCAATCAATCCAAAAGTCTTGCTGCTTTTTATTAAACAAATTATAGATAGGTACTTTGTAATGTTCAGCAATTGAAATTGCAGTGCCAGTACCTCCAGTAGCACGTGAACGAGTTTTATGAGATTCACAACCATCAGGTGTCCAGCAGATCAATAATCTACTAGGCATATTAAGATCAATACCAAGTACTTGAAATGCATTACGGCCATGAAGTTTTCGAGCATATTCTGAACAAGCATTCCAAGCAGGATGAAATTGTTTTGCAATGTTCATAGCTTCAAGAGTACATTGATTAGAAAAATATATTTCTTTAACTCCTTTTATATCATTACAACCAGCTTCAAAAGCTGAATCAGCACCTTCGGCTCCTCCAGACCTAAGTACAATACCATTTGTTGCCATTTTCTTAGCAATAATAATCATAAGTCTCATTATACTTCCGGGAGTTTTTCTTGATCCTACACCAGTGTAATGTTCCATAATTAACTCTTTTTGATTAAATTTCGATCCATTAACCTAAATACTGTATCATCCAAGTAATCTGATCTGTCAACTTCTTGCTTAGTCTGAATAGTAACATATCTTGATGATGTTGCAGAAACTTCAGCTTTGATTAATCCTGATTGTTCTGCCATTTCGACATATCCACGAAGTTGTGACATATTCTCTATATCAAGATGAAAGTTTCTTGTAAGTTCAGACCAATCAAAGTATTCATGTGAATCAATAAATGTAAGAAACTTTGCATACACATCTGATGTGCTTGATAATCCAAGACCATAAAAAGCATTTTGCATTTCCTGCTCAGTTACCTGTAAAATAGCTAAAGCCTTTTCAAAATGTTTTTCAGTAATAATCATTTCATTAGACTCAGAAGCAGAAACAATCATACAAAGCTTATTAATATGAAGAGGCCTCCTATGATTATAACCTAAGAACTTTTCAGATATAACTCCTGATTCATCATAATCATGTTCATACCAACGAACGTATGCTTTAAGAAATTCTTTTGAAAGAATAAACGGTCCAGATAAATTTGCTATTTCTTGTAAATCAGTTTCTAACTTTTGATGAACTTCTTCCTCTTCCTCAGTGAGAAATTGAAGTGCCTTTCGTTGTTTAGGACCATAACCTACTACAAAGATGATCCGTGAAATAAGCCCTCCACCTACTGCATCTTGGCTAAGTTTAGATTGCAACAAACTTGGAGTTATGGCACCAATAATTGTCAACCAGCAATTTGATAAATCTTCATTCTTTCTGGAAAGTGTTTTGTATTTCCAACTATCAGCACAATCAAAAAGATCAGTCAAAGCAGCAAGTAGCATTTGATCTTTGTCATTAAGAAATACCTGAAATTCTTCTGACCATATTGAAACACTTTTATGCTTCTTGGTTAAGCCTTGAGGATCAACATAACTGTCCTCTGCGTCCATGATTTCTTTATAAAGTGCCTGTGTTGAACCAAGTGAATCTGCTCCCATAGGAACATTCAAAGTTTGTACTATTGACTTTGCAATCTTCATTGCCGTTCCCTTTCTACCTCCTGGAGGGCCAACAAGTGAGACGAATAAGTTTGGATAAACAAAGCCACGTAATGCACCCCAATTACAGTAACACTTGCGTCTTAGGGCTGAACTAATTGCAGTCAATCCTGACCACAGATGGTAAAGTTCAGGAGGCTCTGTTCTCTGGGTGTACTTCATATAGTATTCTAGCCAATCAGAGAGTTGTCTTGACATATTTGATTAGCCTTTACTTAAGTTTCGATCTTGGGCACGGTTGGCAATTTAATGTATCTGAACATTTATCTTGATATGCATCATTATAAAATTGACATGATTTATTTCTACATTTTTCATCATTAATAGAACACATAACATCACCAGAATATCCTTTTTTAATTAATTCATATTTTCCTTCATTTATCATTATTAATTTCTCCTATTGAGTTAAAATCCTATCTTTTTAATTGCTTTATCAATTTCTTCCTGTGTAAATCTATCAATTCCTGCTGTATTGCCAGCCCACTGAGGGCCAATCTTTGCATCAATTCCAATTGTAAAACTCTTACCTTTATAAGTAAAAGTATGTGTCATGTGGTCTTTTACAATCTGCAAAATGTTTATTAGGTTTGATATTTGACTTTTGTGAAATTGAAAAACCAATGAATCATGAACAGTCGTTGACATTCTAATATCAAAACCATCTTTACCAAGCCTAGGATCATTCGTACATTTGATTGTTCCACGATTTAAAAGCTCTGCTACAGTAGATTGAGGCTTATAACTGTATGCATTTCTAAACAATGCAGCGTTCATTTCACCAAGGAATCTTTTAGGTCTGCCAAACAAATTATACAAGACTCTTGATGCTTGCACTTCTTCTTCAATAGATTGATGCCAACGTTTAAGCCCAGGGAAACGATCTTGATAATTTTGAAGAAGTCTCTTGCAATCTGATTGACTCATAAAAATTTCTTCAGTAGCAAGTTGATCAGAAAATGTTTGTGGTCCCATTGCATAGTTGCTAGCATGAACTACTTTCTTTCCCATGTATCTCATGGTTTGTTTCTGATCCATCTTCTTTGTTTTTGCTTCTTCAATAACTTGCTCAATCGGAACATTGAAAATCTTACTCGCATTAAAAGAGTGAACATCAATTTCACTAACAAATGACTTAATCATATTAGCATCTTGACTAAGATATGCAACAACATGAGCTTCAGCCTTTGCTAAGTCACATTCACATAAAAGCCAATCTGGATCTGAAA